TTTTCTTCATCATTCTTAATAGAACTTTATCATCAGTTTTTTCGTATCCTTTGATAAAACCGTGAATAGAGTATATTGTTGAAGTGTTTCTTTTTATTACTTCCAATACTCCACCTGCATTTGCTGCGTATAAACTACTTGGAATTTGTGAATTTGGCGCCTTTGAATAACGAGTGTCGTAGTAAGTAGAAATTTTTTGTATGTCATATTCACTTGTCATATTATAAAAAGTTCTCAATTTATCAGCTGTGGTAGTTACATTTTGTTTTGGTTTTGTATTGTTAGTTTTTTGTGGAGAATTTTGTCTTGGTTTTGTATTGTTAGTTTTTTGTGGAGAATTTTGTTTTTTCATGAATGTTTCTACATCTTGTTTTTTAGATTTTTTTGTTCTGCCCATGCCACCGAATAATCTTGAAAAGAAACCACCCCTTTGGCTAGTATCCAAACCATTGTTGAAATTATTATAGTCGTTGATTGTGTTGATTGGTCTTTTTCTTATTGTTCTTGTAACTGAACCAACAGAAACTGGGGCTGCTGCTCTTGAACTTGATGTAAAAATAGTTCTTGGTGCAGAAGAAGTTGTAGAGACATTTGGTGATTTAACACCTGTTTCTACAGGGATAGTAGCTTGATTTGTTGATGTTCCAACACTTGATATATTAACACTTGATGGAGATCTGTTATTGTTATTATTTTTTGGTGTTCCAAAATTAAAATTATTATTATTTTTTCTTGTACCAAAGTTTATATTATTATTATTTTTTGGTGTTTCAAAATTATAATTTTTGTTATTTTTGTTAAAAACAACATTGTTATTTTTGTTGTTGAATGGAATATTGTTTGGAATAACCGAAACAGGTTTTGTTGATTTTCTTTTTTGTATCAATTCTACTGGTTCACAAATACCAGTGACTGACAACTTTTCTTTTATTTGTTCGACGAGATCAACTTTAGTTAAATCTTTGTATCCCAAAAGGTGAAGTTTTCTCGCGAGACCAAATAATTGTCTTTTAGTTGATGTAACATTGAATAAAACTCTGTAGTCATTGGCACTGAGTGGTGATTTTCTGTCTAACAACATTGTCTTATCTTGGGACAAAACAAGGGGTGGCATAGTATATCTTTCTTCTGTGACGCTTCGAAAAACAGATTCAATGTTTTTCTTTGGTAAGTGTCTGACATTTACGCTATACCTTTCCTGAACACTCCGGGTCAGGTTGTTAAAAGCGATTCCTGGGCTAATGCTCGCCATATATATAACCTGATATATTATTTAGTCCAATGAAATATAATTTAAGTTTCTGTTCATCACTCATTTCAAAATCAAATACATTTGTGTCACCTATATCAATTTCAGTTTTCTTAATATTGTGTGTATAATCTTCTCTATTTTTCAATGCCCCTGTGATAACACACTGTAAAAAATCAATGGGTGTATCTATTTTATTTATATAATTCGTGTATGTTTTCAATACTACACCGTGAACATGACATGGTTTTTTATTTAAGAATGGTGTGTATGGTAATTTTTCTATGAGACCTCCGTCAACATATGTTTTATCATTGTATGTTGTTGCTGAAAATATGAATGGTATTGACATGCTCATGCATACTGCATCAATGACATACATATCTGGGTGTGTATCCACTGAAAAATATTCAGTTTTTGATGTGTTTAGGCAAAATGCTGAGACATAAAGTTTTTTCTTGAGTTCTTTGAACTTTGGATTTCCTTTACAAACTTCTATAAATTTTGACCTGACGAGATCAATATCTACAAAACCAAATTTGTTAAAGAAACAACCAAGGTTAATTTTAACAAATTCGGGGACATTTATGTTAAATGAAAATTCTCTTATCTCATCTACACTTAGACCTGTGGCTAAAAACAGTCCTAATATGGAACCTGCCGATGCCCCCGAAATTTCTTCAACTTCATCAAGTTTATCCTCTATGGATTTCAAGTATCCAAGAAGGCTAAAGTATCCCATGGCACCTGGTCCCAATATGAGATACTTCATTTAATAAAACTGAGGGAATTGTTTTCGGAGAATAGCGAACACGAGGGCAAATACCAAAGTGTGAACGAGTTGGGATGCAAGGCTTGTTTGACCTGATCTGAAGAGACCGCGACCTTCGGATGGAATTGTCAATAACATACCTGGGCTCAAGGCAACGAAGAGTAGGGTTGTAACAATCAAATCAGTTTTTGTCAATACAATCTTGAGTTGTTTAGCTATTAAGGCAAAGGCAAGGAAGAATACAAGAGCGTGGAATAGCACATATGACCTCGCTGTAACATCCTTCTTAAAACTTATTTTCTTGCCGTCAGTTGCTAGGAGAAAACCAGGGCTCAAGGCCAAAAATAGAGCCGCTGGTGTCGCCACTTTGGCCGAAGTTATATCTGGCAAAGTAAGTTTCATTGTATATATTCTTTGGATATTTTTTTGCAGTGAATACATAATAATTGAAATCTTCGATAGATTTGTTTCCAAAAATTCCCCTGTATTCTTTGATAAGTCTCCAAAGATAGTTGATGTCTGATTTATTATCTTCTACCCAATCAACATATTCCGTTGTGTGATATATTTCCTTGGGGTGTTCAAAACAAAAATCATAAAAAAAGTCATCGGGTTCAATATTTTTAAACAATTCGTCAAAAATGTATCGATTATCAAGATAGTCCTTCATTTGGTACCACATTTCCCAAAGTTCTTCATTATAAATTGTGCTCCAGTCTTGGTAATCGAGGGGTTCACATGTTTCCTCATCGGAGTTGCTGTCACGGGCATCATCTGCATACGCTAAATCATAAAAGTATTCGGCCGAAACCATGTTATTTGTCTTTTGTTAATTGTTCTTATTATCTATTCTTTCTTATCCTTTATACCAGTCATTGACAAAGTGACATTTTCCTTTTCTGGGAGAACCTCTTTAATTGCGGTGAGGGCACCTTCAAGTTGGTTTGGATCTCCATTGAAAAAGTTAGTCAAACCTTCAGTGACACTCTTCTTGTTGAAAGTAGCCTTCTTTACGGTCTTCTTAAGCTTAATCTTACCCTTCTTGAGGTTAATTGTATCTATTTCCTTGGTCATCATGGATGATTTCAATTTTTCTTTGAGTTTTTTCTCAACATTCGTTAAAACTTTCAAATCATCCTTAGCATCGCTAATTTGCTTATTAACTTCGAGAAGCTCATTAACGACATCGGCGATATCTTCTTGTTGTTCTGACATTTTATACTACAAACCGACTAAATCTTTAAGTAAAGAGCTTACGCTGCATCAAGTCTGGGACAATTGTGCTGTTGTTCCAGGCGTAAACATTCTTTGGGTTCGCTGGCTCCGCGCGGATGGATTGGTTGCTATTGCGGAGGGTGCCACCGATGGTTTCTGGGAAACCAATTTGTTCTCGTGGGTCCATGAAGTTTTGACCCTGGAGGACGTCTTCTGGAGCAAACTGTCCAAAGTCCTCCTGGGACGCAACTTCGCGGGGCAAAAGGCTGGACGCCAAACCAGTGCCCGCCTTCATTTCACAACGTGGGATGACGTTGTTATTAGCTGGTTCCTGTTCGGCATTTTCCAATTCACGGAGCTCGTAGCCTGATTTACCCAAACCAATAAATTTAAGCAAATCTGTTCTGGTGACGATGTACACCAAAGCTAGGATAGCGAACACTTTCATGGCAGTATCACGACCTTTATTCATCTTTATATGTTATGGATAAAATATTTTTAACGAAAAAAGATGAAGGATTAATTAATTAAATTAGCGACGGCGTGGTGGTGGTGGGCGGCGAGCGCGTTCTTCTTCCGCGGTTGGGGCATCACCACATCCACCGGCACCTGGGCGGATCTTGGCGAAGGACTTGCGCTGAGTCCAAACGAGGAGCGCAAGGAGGATAACAGTGAGAACTGGGGCGTTGTCGCGGATCATGCGGTTGATGGCGGCCATTTTGTATATACTATATATAGAAAAAATTTTATGTGTCATAAACAAGGTGGTCTGAACTTATATTTCCTAATTCATTTTCCGGTCTGAATTTCATGTTTTTTTGTGGAAGCTTACTCTGAAAATTTGTTGAATATATACTATTTGAGTTTGGGGAAGTCACATGATAAATTGGATACTCTGGATCTTTCCACTTTGCACTGTATCTCTCCTGAGAATAATTTGACATACTGAATTTTATTCCAATGTATATAAGAGCCGCGGCAAATAATAATGTAGACAATCTATTGGAATTGCTTTTCATTTATTATATGTAACTATTTTACTCTTCATCATCAGAAATTTCATCAGAAATCACACACTCTTCTGGATACTCTGGCTCTGCTGGCTCTGTTGGTTCTTCTGGCTCTGGTTCTGGTTCCTGTTCTGGGGGGACGAGCTTAATCTGAATAATATTCCAAATTGGACCAAATGTCTTTTTAGCAAACCAGATTCCAGTGAATTCAAGTAGAACATCAGCCTTCTTAGTTTCCTTGATAATGTCAAATGGAATGGATTCCTTTTCTGGGTTGAATACCCGAGAAGCAGAAATCTTATCAGCAGTCAAAACATTCTTAGAAAGAGATGAGACATAGAGAGTCTTAAGCTTTCCGGTGCACATTGTCTTATTGAACCATTCTCCTGAGTTTCTTGCAGCAGTCTCAAGATTCTCCTCATCGATGGCTCTAATCTTTTTTGCTTTTCTCATCTGAATCTCAACTTCATCACCCAAATCTGTTACTGATACACACTTCAACTGAACCAAGCATTTCTTCCCTTCGTCGTTGCGAACCTTAACAATGTAAGTGCCATCTTCATCTCGGGTTGGGGTGTCGTAAATCATTATTACTATTTCATATAGTTACTTCTTTAAACCAACATATGGTATAAGAGATGATTTATTGAATATACCCTTAGGGTAGTTCTTGTCCCTACTTTCTTTATATCCATACAATTCAAGTTTATTTGGTAAATTTAATTTTTTATTATTTTTGGAATTATATCTATATTTATATTCATTCTTCACATATGATTCCGAATTATTTTTTACCCATCTACCTAACTGTATATTGAATCTCATATTACCTTGGGTCTCTTTGTAACCTTTTAGTTTTTCATTTGATGCATATGTAATCTTCTTGAGTTTTTCACTAGATGGTTTTGTTGTATAATCTTGGTATTTGAGTGGGTTCACTTTTAAGGCTTTTGATATGCTTACTTTACCATCTGTTTGTATAGATTTTTTGGCAGTCTTGGCAACTGGTGATCTTTGGTATTTTTTAAACAATGAACTTATTGATCCAATTGATTTTATACTTCTCAATTCTTGATATGTTTTCAAAAGTCGTGACATTCTCTGTCTGTCCTTTTGTTTTTTGTGTGGTCTTAAACCAAGAGCTTGCATCAAATAAATGTCTTCAACCAAAAATCTTCTTTTGGCAATTGTAATATTTTTGTTATGTATAAGTTTCCCTTGATTATTTCTAAAAAGAATACCAGCTGAGTTTTTTGTTTCACCAACTTCATATCCAAATTCACCTGGTCGCATAAAAGCTATATCCAATATTCCACCTAAATTATGTTTCACAACTCTTTTATCTTTTGGTGAAAAATAATTAATTTTTAAATCCAATGCAAATATTTCAACATCTATCAAAACATTTTCCAATGCTGGTTTATTTGTTTGTGATTCTTTCTTCTTCTGTTTCAATGTATATCTTCTTGTCACATATGGACCATTAGAAGGGAAACCAATACCAAGGAAACGAGCTAATTTATTTTTAGATGAAAGTCTTTGTTTTATTTTTGAACCAAACTTTTGTGATATTTCACCAAGTTTATCCCAAAGTAAAAGTTTAACAGCTTGGAGTTTTGTAAAGAATTTTTTATCAAGTTTAAATTTTGGAATAAATTTTGTATCAATATCAGACGTAACAATACGACTGTCTAATAACAAATAATAGTTGACAGCATCACCCCCTGTTAAAATAAGATCACCTGAATCTTTAAGGTGAACAGTCAACTTTCCAATTATATCATATACTATAGCACGAATCATATCTGTCACATAGCCATAAACCATGTTTTCTAGATCTTTTTTAGGATACACTGAAATCAATCTTTTTCTAAATTCTTTTAACTTGTCCTCATCATAATATTTTTTGAGGAGTTTATCTTTGAAGAATAAATTATCATTCATATAGTCATTTATAATTTCCTTGGAATACAAACTTTCATCCATATTATTATATAGATATATAAAAATGGACTGTAAAGCTTTGAAGTGTTCAGGTTTAGATCAAATCCGTGACTGCCGTTGTTATGCTAAACCAGGCAAAGAACAACAACAATTTTGTGCTTACAACCGAAATGGTCTTATCATACCATGTAATCCAGGTTGCTGTGATAAAGGATGTCCAGGACAATGTAAAGATGTTCCATTTAGAGAACCATATGAACTAGATAAAAATAAATTTGATGTTGAGAAAATACCAACATACCTTAAACTACTTGTATTTGCTATAATAATACTAATTGTAATGAGCACTTTACGCGCTTAAAGGAAAGAGATCATACTAAGGTATAACAGCCAAACATGTCCTCCGAAGAGATCCAGCAACTACAAAAAGATGTCAAATCCTTGACCAAGCTCGTTCGCAAAGTCTACAACCATCTTCAAGATCCAACTGGTGAAAAGGCCGCTGAGCGCGCTAAGAACAGCGCTCTCTTGAAGCCAAAGCGTGTTTCCGATGAACTCCGAACTTTCCTTGCTTTGGGCGCTGATGAACGTATCTCGCGACCCGAAGTCACTAAGCGCATTAGTGCTTACATCAAGGAAAACGCATTGCAACATCCAGAGAACAAGAGGATCATTGTCCCAGATGACAAGCTTAAGAAGCTTCTTAAGCCAACTGGTGACCTCACTTACCCAAGCATGCAGTCTTTACTCTCCCCACACTATCTCAAAGATGAGGATGCTATTGAAAAAACTGTAGAAACCAAACCTAAGGTAAAGAAGGCTACATCTCCAAAAAAGTAAGTTAAAAAAATAATAAATATATAATATAAATGGAGATAGATAAGCCAACCGTGGAGTTCCTCGTTGGTACAAAAATCAAAGATATTTCTTTGTACCAAAGAGCTTTTAGACATAAATCAATCCTCAAAGAAAATCCTCAATTAGGTAGATGTTTTGAAACACTAGAATTTATGGGAGATTCAGTTTTGGGTTTCGTCATAACTAAATTTTTATTTGATCGTTACGAAAAAGAACAAGAAGGATTCTTAACGAAAGCTAGAACAAAGCTTGTGAGGGGTGAGATGCTGGCTCAAATTGCTTTGAAGCTGGGCTTGGATAAATGGATCCAAATGGATGAAAAGGGAATGCGAAACAATTGGAATAAAAATCCTAAAATTTTAGAAGATGTTTTTGAATCGTTAATTGGTGCTATTTACCTGGACTTGGGACTATTACACGCCAAGCAATTTGTTTTAAAAATTTATGAAGATCCAAAAATGGTAGATATGAGGTGTCTTCAAGTCGATGACAATTTTAAGGACAAAACAATGAGGTTTTCACAAATGCATTCCTTACCACTGCCAGAATATAGAATTTTTTCACATGAAAATGGTATTTTTACTATTGACATGTATATCAATAATCATTTTTTGGGAAGAGGAACTGGAAAGAATAAGAAACTTGCAGAGCAGAGGGCGGCAAAACAATTTGTAGACAATAATCCTGTAGAATAATTTTAATACACCAACTTAAAAGCTTAGACACTATTATATGTAATGCATCCACAAACACAAAAATTAATAAATCAGGAGTATGCAGCGCAAAGGTCTGAAGAGTGGTTTGAACTAAGGAAAACTGTTTTAAGTGCTTCTCAGGTCCCTAGTGCCTTAGGGGAGAACCCATACCAGAAACCTTTTGACTTATTACTTGATAAATGTGGAAAGGGTAAGCCCTTTGTTGATACTATAGGTGCTTGTGCTCATGGTAATAAGTATGAAGACGAAGCAAGAATTATATATGAAGAACAAACTGGGGACAAAGTTCATGAAATTGGCTTATACATACATCCAACTATCAAATGGTTGGGGGGGTCGCCAGATGGAGTGAGTGAGGCAGGGTATTTGATTGAGATTAAGTGTCCCTTGAAGAGAGAAATAAAAGATGAGGTGCCAATTCACTATATGGGTCAACTTCAGGTGTGTATGGAAG